CAGGTACTATTACGTCTAGCAATGATATTGGCGGCTCTTCAAACTCATCTTTTGCAATCTCGCCCGCAGGCAATGGTTGGTATCGCGTTGCGATAAATACGACCATTGCATCGACCAATCGCATGCTGTACGTAAACGTATGTGATGCGGGAGGGAATGTGACTTATACAGGCGACGGAACTTCTGGCATCTATATCTGGGGCGCTCAACTCGTACAAGACGCAGGAGTAACCTACGATAGCGGCTACACCTCCGTCTGGCCGTCAGGAACAATCCCACAAAGCCTGCTTGAGTGGGAAGATGATAACTTCTGGCTTGGTACCGTAAGTCAGGAAGCTGTTGCAGGCTTCAATGCGCCATTCGTATTGCCTTTGGCTTCCCCACAGACTCTACGCTATTGGAAGATTGAAGTTGTAGACACTACCAACCCAAGTGCCTATGTGCAGATTGGGCGGGTTTACATTGGTTCAAGTTGGCAGCCCACTTACGATAGAAGTTATGGGGCTTCAATGGGGTATGAAGACATATCCGTTATTGAGGCTTCTCTGGCAGGTGAGGAATTTTTTGACGTTCGCCGTCGTAGGCGTGGGCACCGCTTTGAGCTTGGCTTTATGAACCAGACTGAGTACATGGACCGCGTTCTTGAACTTCAACGCCTGCAAGGTGTGACGGGTGAGGTCTTGATTGTGCCCGATGTGACAGATACAGCTAATCAAGCCAAGGTTTCTTTCCTTGGCCGCTTGAAATCTCTTAACCCCGTTGAGCAGCCCTACTACAATACGTGGAGTTGCAACCTTGAAATTCAGGAAATCCTGTAACCGGACAAACTATGGCAAGCGTAACCTTCCCTCCAGCCCTCGGCGGCGACGGCAGTACAGTAACTGACGACACAAACGCCACCACAGGTCTTGCCAATGGCGGCCATAGGGCTAGGTTTGTTCCCTCCCTGGGGCAGGCAGTTGCAGTGATGAGTGGTGGTGTTGCAGCAGCACAGGCCAAAGTAGACTTGGCGGCAGCGCAGGTGACACTTGCCACTAATCAGGCCAATGCAGCGGCTGCATCACAATCCGCAGCGGCTGCAAGTGCTGCGTCTGCGGTTAATGCTCCAGGTACAAGTGCCACTTCTACCTCTAGCTTAGTTGTAGGTACAGGAAGTAAATCACTGACAGTTCAAACTGGTAAGGCTTTCGTAGTAGGTCAGCCGGTTATGATTGCTGACTCTGCTAACCCTAGCCTTAACTGGATGGCAGGCAACATTACAGCCTATACGTCTGGCACAGGGGCACTTGTTGTAGACGTAGTTTGGATAAGAGGTTCAGGTACGATAGCTTCATGGGTAGTATCTTTGTCTGCACCTGCTAACCCAGCAGCAGTAAGCCGAGCAGGCGACACGATGACTGGTGTGTTGAATTGGGCCACTACAACAACTGTGGCTTCTGCTGCTACCGTAGACCTTAGCACAACTACCAATACGGTAAATGTAACTGGAACTGCAACGATAACTTCATTAGGTACGGTTGCAGCTGGAGCACATAGACTTGTCACCTTCGCTGGTGCCCTGACCTTGACGCATAATGCTACAAGTCTGGTTCTGCCAAGTGGCGACAATATCTTGACGGCGGCAGGTGATTCGGCAGAGTTCCTGTCACTTGGTTCAGGCAATTGGAAATGCACAGCCTACTTGCCTGCGGTGGGGCAGATTGCTACGCAGGCTGAGGCCCAGGCAGGGACGGCCACCAATCGGGTTATGACACCCTTGAGGGTGGTACAGGCAATACAATCACAGCAAAATCCCTTGCTGAATTACACTCTCGGATTCGTATAAAGGAAACACATGAGCACGAACGCCAACTTCGCCTCCGTTCCTCGCTGTGCTATGGCACAAGCGACTACGGCTAATACTGCAAGGGATGGTACTGGAACCATCGCAACTGTCTTTACTGCTGGAGCTTCTGGCTCTCGTATTGACGCTATTAACATGAAAGCTGTAGGTGCAACTACTGCTGGTGCTATTCGATTGTTTATTCACGATGGTACTAATGCAAGGCTATTGACTGAAGTAGTCGTAAGCGCGATTACTCCTGCTGCGACTACACCTTCTTGGGAAGCGCAGTTGAATACCAACATTATGTCTCAGATCTTTCCTATCATTTTGCCTACTGGCTATTCGCTACGTGCATCTACAGAAAAGACAGAGACATTTAATGTTATTGCTGTTGGAGGTGACTTCTAATGAATAATAGTAAGATCTGCTCAGTTTGCAAAGTAGAAAAGCAGCTTGAAATGTTCCATAAAGACAAGTCAAAGCTGCTCGGCGTTTGCAGCACCTGCAAAGAGTGTGCGGTTGCCAGAACTAGGGCATACAAGGAAGCAAACGAGGCCTTGGTAAAGGCAAAGAAGGCAGCAGCTTACCGATCTGCACCAGAGCGAGACAAAGAACGGGCGAGGCGCTGGAACGCCGAGAACAAACAGCGTGTGGCTGAAAGGAACCGCGCAGCAAGACTCAAGAATAAGTATGGAATCACGCAGAAAGAATACGAAGAACTTGGTGAAGCGCAGCGGTGGAAATGTGCAATTTGCGGAAGCAAGGATAGTGGTTCAAAAAACTCCGACAACTTGTCGGTTGACCTCTGCCACGACACCGGGCGAATCCGTGGGCTTCTGTGTCATCCCTGTAATGCAGGAATTGGTTACTTGAAAGAAAGCGAGGAAATCATGCAAAACGCAATCAACTATCTTAAAGAGGTGCGGGTATGAATCGTGGTACATACGGTTACCCATTGCCGCCTAATGCACCTACAAGGGTTGCACCTTCTAAGTGGGCTAATCAGAAATTCTATACAAAGCCAGGCACATATACTGACTTCGTTGTACCTCAGAACGTCTTTCAAGTTCTGGCAATTGTTGTCGGTGGCGGTGGTGGTGGTTCTGGCTTCACCAACGGCAATGCTGCTGGCGGCGGTGGCGGGGCCTTTGCTGCTGCAATCATTGACGTAGTACCCGGTCAACTGTTGCCAACGATTACTGTTGGCGCAGGTGGCGCAGGCGGCTCAAACGCTGCGGGTACAGCAGGTGGAACTTCTAGTGTGGGAACATTCGTCTCTTGCACAGGCGGTGCAACAGGTGGTCGTGCGGCTGCTGCGGCAGTTACAGGTGGAGCAGGCGGGACGGTAGCCCTTGGCGTTGGCCGGTTCTTGGCTTCTTCTTCTGGCGGGGCTGGTGGTAGCGCACCGAGCGCAACTGTAAGCGGTTGCGGTACGGGCGGCGGGGCAATGGGATGGTTGAGTGGGCCGGGGAATGGCGGCTCTGCCACGGGCACTGCGGTAGCCGCCACAGGACTTGGTGGTGGAGGGCTTTCCTCTGATGGGGGTTCCTCCAGTGCAACCTCTGCGGCAACAGGTGGAGGAGGTATTTTATTCGGTGCCGGGGCTATCTCAAACAATCAGTCTGCAACAGGAGGTGGGGGGAGTGGTGGTGTATCTTCAGCATCCACAGGCAACAGTGCGACAACTGGAGGCATCGGTTGGGTCGGTGCTGCGGGTGGTGCTGGTTCTACATCAACAGCGGGGGGTGCTGGGATTACTACAGCGTCACAGGCCTCTTACACTCTATTTGACTACCTGCTTGGGCAGTTCTCTCGTGGCTCAGGCGGCGGTGGAAACTACATTTCCACAGCTTCCGCTGTTTCCACGGGCGGGTCTGGTATAGATGGCGGTGGTGGGGGCGGGGCACAGAGCTCTGGGGCTTCTCCAGTTTCAGCAACCGGCGGTGCAGGGGGCTTCGGTGGTGGCGGCGGTGGGGCTTCTGGTGGTGCCAGCGTTGCCGGCGCAGGTGGTTTCGGAGGTGGTGGCGGTGGTGCCGGAACTTCGGCGGCTGCGGCTACGGGAGGTGCTGGGGGCTTTGGTGCTGGCGGTGGCGGGGGTGCTTCTGTAACCTCTGGTCTAGGTACTGGCGGCGCGGGGGGTAACGGCTTTGTGGTGTTGGCTTGGACAGAAGGGTTCTAAACTATGAAATACGCTTGGATTGAAAACGGACGCATTAGAGATTTATGCTCTCAAGACCCGTCACTCCTATTTCACCCATCTGTAGCCTCGCACTATAGTGTGAGTGTTCCAGATAATGCTGAAAGTGGTGATGGATTTGCTAATGGGCAACTTACAAAGCAGGTGGTAACTGTTGCGCAAGCAGCACCTGTAGCACCAACTTACATCAAAGTAAGCCCTGTAGAGTTTAAGTTGTTGTTTACAGTACAGGAGAGGGTGGCACTTAAAGCACTAAGGTCAACTAATCCTGTTGTAGATGATTTCTTCAGCATAGTGGATGACCCAAGGTTGTCACACGTAGACTTGGGATTGAACTCAACACAGCAGGCCCTTGGGTACTTGGCTATGCTTGGTGCAATCACAGAAGCACGAGTGGCTGAAATTCTTTCAGGAACCCTGCAATGAGGCGAATCCTTAACTTCCTGATCTGCTTGGACCAGATACTTCTGAGTATCCTGACCCTTGGCGACTCAGCCCCGGACGAGACAATTTCAAGTTGTCTGTGGCGGCTTGAACAGCAGGGCAAGTTCTTTGGGTTCTTCCGGCCCTTGGTAGATTTCATCTTCAGACCATTCCAGAAAGACCATTGCCAAAGGGCTTATGAGTCGGAAATGCTACGGCTGCAAGCACCTAAACCGCTTTAATTCTGCCACTTCTAAAAAAGCCGTCACTCAAGTCGTGACGGCTTTCTTTTGTCTGTCTATCATTCAGTTGTCCTCAAACGCCCACAACCATCATGCAAACTTTCTTTGAATTGGTGCCAGTGGCTTTGGCCTTTGCCGTTGCCCTGATTGCATCCACTGCCTTTACCAAGGCCCGCCGTTCTAAAGACCGCATCGTCTTTTCCCTGTCCACAATGGCTGCCATCATGCTGATTATTGCCCAGACAAGTTGGTACAGCACCCTGACTGGTGGTGGTGCCGATGACCCCACTTGGGTCAACAACTTGTGGACACTGTTCAACACGACGGTGATGGCTACCTTTCTGACTAACGCACTCGGTAGAACCAAATGATTAAAAACATGCTTCCGCAGGATTCGAGGGCTGTAGAAATAGCCTCTGCGTGGGCTATGATTGTTATGTCTTTTGGGATGGGCTTGAAACTTGTTGATTCATCGGTACTGAATACTGCCCATAGTGCCCACTTCTGGATTACATGCCTGGCCCTTCTGGGCCTTTTGCAGTTCTGGAGTTTGGTGCTGCACCCCTCGGCAGAGGTGCTTCGGTGCTTACTGGCCTGGGTAGCAGGGACTTTCTGGGTATGGCTATCATTGGCTGACGGCCCGCCGGTGCCGGCCGACTTCCCTGCATTTACGATGGGAATCGGTAACTTATACGCCTTTGTAATCAACATAAATCTTCTTCGCCGTCACCATGTATGGAACTGATTGATATAGTCAAGTTCCTTGCAGGGAATGGCTCAGCCGGTGTTGCTGGTGGTTTAGCCACTGCTGCCGGTATTTTTGCATTATGGGTCAACTATAGAAAAGTTGACATGGAAGCAAGCACGTCTGCGAGTCGTCTGCAACAGGAACACAACAAGTTCATCATGGAGCAGAACCAGACCCTTGCCCAAGACCTTGCTGCCCTGCGCAAGTTGCAGGGCGAAACCTATGACGAGATGAACGTCTTGAGGCAGCGGCCGCAGCAGTGCGCCGCTTGCCCCTACAAGGACCAGAAATGAGTGTCGAAAAGTACATCGAAGACCTGATCGGACGCGAGGGCGGCTACACCGACCATCCCAACGACAAGGGTGGGCCAACGAACTTTGGCGTGACTGAACAAGTTGCTCGGGCCTTTGGTTACGAGGGCGACATGAAGTCTATGACGGTCGATCAGGCTAAGTGGATTTACTTGTCCCGCTATTGGCTGCAACCTCGCTTCAATGAAATCAACACCATCTCACCAAGGATTGCCGAGGAACTCTTTGACACCGGCGTCAACATGGGCACAAGCACGGCAACGAAGTTTCTGCAACGAGCCTTGAACGTACTCAACCTTGGGTCAGCAACTTACCCCGATATGGAAGTCGATGGAGCACTTGGGGCCATGACCATTGCAGCCTTGAAAGCCTTGTTGGCCAAGCGTGGACCTGCGGGTGAGGAAGTGGTGCTGAAAATGCTTAATGCACAGCAGTCGGTACGGTACATGGAAATAGCAGAGAAGTCGCCTAATCAGGAAGACTTTGAATTTGGGTGGCAACTTAACAGGGTAGCATGATGATAAACAAGTACATTGAAACAGCAGGCGGGCGCAGGTTCTTGCTCACACTTGGGGCGGGTATTGTGACTTCTGCCTTGCAGTATCTCGGCAAGCTGGACGCAAATGGCTCGACTTACCAGACTGTGATTATTGCTACCGTTGCAGCTTACATAACAGGCAACGTTGCGCAGAAGCATGTGGAGAGCAAAAATGCTGGCAATACTTGACTTGGTGCCTAAGTGGCTACTCGCTGCCTTGTTGGCGGCCGCTGCGGCAACTTCGTGCAAGTTTAAGTACGAAGCTGACGGGCTGACGATAGAAGTGCAGAAGGCTGCTGTGGCTGCGGCAAAGCAGGCCGCAAAGCAGGCTGAGGAATATGCCGCGTTGCAGACCTTGGCAAGGGAAACCGAACAAGGTCTGCAAACGGCCATGAATGACAACCAAAGGATGAGAGATGAACAAGTCAAAGCTGTGCGTGTTGCTGCTTCTGGTATTCGTGACCGGCTGCGCGAGCAACCAACCCCGCAAACCTCCAGTGGTACAGCCCCCAAATTTGCCCGAATTGAAGGTTTTGCCGAAGGAAGTCACGGAGCCGAGCTTCGTACAGAGGCTGAACCTTTGGTTGGAGAAGCAGAACGGGCAGACACGATAAGGCTAGACCTGCTCTCGTGCTACGCTGCCTACGAATCAGCTAGACAGGCCTTAAAGCCCAAAGACTGAGGGCTTCAAGGAAGTCATCGCCGTCGTCGTAATCGTCCAGGTTTGGGGCATCTTCTACCGGCCCCACAACCATAGACATATCACCGCAAATGACCACTTGGAAGGCCTTGAGGCCATACCAAGCGGTAAATTCAGTAACGTTGAGCATTAAAGCGTTACCACATTTGAGGCGTAAGCCTCACCCAATTCGCTGTGGCTGACCATCAAGACTTGTGGGAAGCCGCAGCCAGACACCACACCCATCATGGCTGCTTCCCGGCTGTCGTCACAGGCAGCGGCCGGCTCATCCAGAATCAACCACGGAACGTTGGACAGGAACGTCCTTGTCAGGGCAATGCGGATAGCCAAGCCCAGAGCATCCAGGGTTGAGCCAGACAAGCCCTCCACAGGCTTGCCGTCCACGAGAAAGCCAGAACCCTCACGAGTGACCAAGGACGGCGTGCCGCGCACTTGGCTGAAGTAGTGCGACACGGTGCCGAGGACTGTGCCCCACAACTGCTTGGCTACCAGAGGCCGGGCATCCCGAATCTTCTTGATGACGCGGTTGTTCAGCACGTAGGTGGACAGGTCGGCCTTGGCCTTGTCCAAAGCATCTATGGAGTCTCTGTAGGACTTCATGGCAATGGAGAAGTCAGAACGGGCAACGGCAAGCAGGCTTCGGTTGCTTGCAACGGCAGCAATTGCCTTTCGCTCAATGGCCGTTTCATCGGTGAGCAGACTGTTCCATGTCTGAACCTTGGCGAGCACAACTTCTGCTGCGTCTGCCATGTGCCGGGCCTTCAGTGCTTTGGTTTCCAGGGCAGGCATGTCCAAGTCTTGCAGGGTGCGCTTGGCCATCTCGATTTCTGCATCCAACTTCTGCGCTGTGACGTTGCTCTTCTCGGCAGAGGTCAAGGCCTTTTGAGCATCGGCAAGACTGGAGGCTTCTGGAATGTTGCCGCCGACCCACTTGTACTTGCGGGGGTAGCCGCCAAAAGCCTCAACAGGCAGCCGAGACATAACCCGGTCAAGAATGTTTCCGGCATCCACGACCTGGTTCCACTCGCCCAAGGAGTCAAGGAGTTGGGCTTCTTCGTCTTCCAAGGCTTTGATGCTGGAGGCCGTGGCGGCTGCAATGACTTGGCACTTCTCGTTCTTGGCCAGAACTTCTGGCACGTCGTCAAAGGACTTGCCGCAGAAGTCGCAGAGGTTGCCCTTGATGATGGCCATTTCAGCCTGTGCCTGCTCCCGCGTCAGTTCACGGATGCGCGGCTTTATCTCGGCCAGACGTTTGTTGATCTTGTCGATGCTCTCTGAGACTTCCTCAAAAGAGGCGGCCATGTGCTCGTATTGGTCAGTGCCCAGGAACTCTTGGTACTGCCGGCGCAAAGCGTCTGCACCCTTGCCGTCTTCCACTGCCTGCTTGAGAGGCTTTAAGTCAATCAGGGTTGGCTTCGTGGCTTCAGCAATGGGCTTCAGGCGGCTCATTGTGGCGTGGGAGGTAGCCAAGGCCTGCTCTGCAACTTTGGCGGCTGTAACGGCGGCTCCAAGGGCCGCAACATCGACTTCTGCAAGACTTGCTTGCAGTTCGGCCATGCGCAGGGCTGCTGCTTCGGCAATGCTTTCTGAGTCGGCTAGGGTAGCCTCAAGTGTAGAGAAGTCAGCCACCGGCCGCTTCACGTCGGCCAATTCGGCAATGCGGGCCTCAAGCAACTTGGTGTTGCCGGATGGTAGGTTCTCTTGGGCCTTTTCGACAAGGCGGTCAAGTGCGTCTACGTCGGCCAACTTTTCGATCAGCGAAACGGCGGCTCCGGGGCCGCCTTCGAGGGCGCCGCGCAGAGCACCTTGGTTGGCGAACATGAGCGAGGTGGCAGTGGCAGCATTGCAGCCGAACAGGCGTTCGACAAAGGCTGTGACTTCGGCTTGGCCGGAAGCTGTGACGCCATCGCCCCGCAGTTCAGCCCCGCCCTTGTGCCGTTCGACTTCAAATTCCGAGCCATTAAACGAGAATCGAAGCAGAACGCGCAAGGAAGACTCAGGCTTGTCGTAGGTGACAGTGGCCGCCAGTGACATAGGCAAGGCCCTAGCCCCGTACAGGGCATAGGCAATGGCTTGCAGCATGGACGACTTGCCTGCCTCGGACGCGGCCCGGATGAGTTGCAGGCCACCCGAGAAGTTGAGTTCTAGGGATTCGTGGCGTTTGAAATTAGTGAGTTTGAGGTATTGAATCATAGTAAACTTTCTACAACAGTACGCTCTTCAGCGTCTAAGGTTTCTAATAAGCACTTGATAACGTCAAAGCCTTTTGCAGCTTCAAGTGTAGCCTCGAAGTCGGTTGACAAGCCGTCTGCGCTTTCTATCTGCACAGCATTGGTGATGACGAAGGCTTCTGACTTGCGGCGGTAGGCTGCCAGGGCATTGACCACTTCATGCGCTTCTTCCTGTGAAGCCTTACCTGCAACTCGGATGAACTTGTGTTCAGTATCCGTCAGGTTGCGCCAGTCAAGTTCGATGTACTCGTCGTTGCGGGCTGCTGTCAAGTTGAAGGTTACGAGGTCATCACGTATGACGATGTGATACTTGTCGCCTTCTGAAATCCAGTCAGCAACCGAACTGGCAACTTGGTTGCCCGGAATCAGAACCTTGCCCAAGCGTCTGCCGTGGTGCTCATGGCCGAAGATCACGTTCTTGCAGGGCAAGGCCTGGGCCTGCTCCTTGGAGACGTTCAGGCTTTGGTCTGACTGCTGTGCAAAGAAGTTGTCGTAATTGGCATGCAGGAATATAAAGTCGCAGGGCGGTGTGTTTTCCAAGGCCTCGTTGAACACCTCTTGGTTGACTAGGTGGGGAATCACGTAGCCATAAGGTGTCATTGTGGGTTGCTCAATATGTCGGTAATTGGGGCAACTTCTGCTTAGAAGTTTACCTAAGAACTGAAAACTAGAGAGCGTTGTAGAAGTCTTGGGTAAATCGTGGTTGCCGGCTGAGTTGTATAACCTAGACGTAGGGTGAGCTTGAAGCCAGTCGGATAGTATTTCGTATGTAGCTAATACATCGCTAATCGGGATATTGGCTGAGTCGAAAAGGTCCCCGTTAATCAGCAAGTCGCCTTCAGGTGGCAGCAGGTCCTTGAACTTACTTAGAATGTTTTTACGTAGCGCCCATTGAGAAGCTGGCGTAGTTCCGCCACTACGAATAGCACCGATATGTATATCACTTATTACTGTAAGCATAAATGTAAAACTCCGTTGAGTTTAAGTTCTGGTATTTCTCGCAAGTCCCAAGAGCCGGTATCTTGAGTTCCAAAGTAGTCCAAAGTCAAGTACCTCCAAACTTTAGTGGTTGAGTGGTAAATGAGAACTACACACTTAGCACCTGCAAGTTGAAACATTCTCATCCTTGCTCGGTTCTCTAGTTTGAAGTTGTAGACCGGAAGCCTATAGTCATGGGCAACTTCTTTCACTTCGAGCAGTATAGGCTGACCCCTGTTAATCAACAAGAAGTCAGCCAGTGTTGGCTGCCTTGACCCTGCATGGGCGTCCGGCAAGCGGTTCCATGCGAAGTCCTGCCGGGTGATGGTGGCCAAGGCCTTCTTGACTTGGCCCTCAGCCACCTTACCGCGATTGGTGGTGCTCATACTTCTTTCTCCCACAGCTTCCGGTACTGTGTCCAGCCCCTGAAGTTTCCGGTGTCTTCAGTGCCCGGTGTGGCTTGGTGCTCAAGTGGGCTGGCGTGCAAGGGGCGGCTTCCGGCCAGTCTCTTGAACAAGTCAAGGTCTTCCTTGTTCGATGGTTTGCGCCCATCATGCGTCAAGTAGCTGACTCTGGCGCAACGTGCTGCGCTGAGTTTTGCCGGTGTCATGTACGGCAGCCACCTGCCCTCACCTTCTGCAACATAGGGCAAGTGCCACTCACCAAGCCTGAGCAGGGTGGGTTTGCTGCCATCCCTTGCCTGTCGGATTGCCTTGGCCAAAACCTGGAAGTGCGGTTCAGCGTCTGGGTGGTCACGCAGTTCAAAGAAGTTATCCCACTCGGTTGCCGTGAGAATGACGCGCATCCACTGGAAAGGCTCTAAAATTCGATTTCCGATCTGCTTGTGGAGGCCAACCTTGTTCATGCCCCATGCGAAAATGCAGGCAGCCTTGGAGGCTTGTCGCCACAAGGCCTCAGCAACCCAACGCTTGATGCCTGTCAGTTCCTGCTTGGCCTGCATACCGGGCTGGTTCTTACCCCAGTGCATAGGTACGAAAGGGTCATTCCAGACTTCAGCCAATACCTTTTTCATAGGTATGGCTCGTGAACTCATAGCGTTCCTAGAGAAAACCCTATGTGTCATAACTTCACCATGAATTATGCGTGGGTAGCACAACTCTAAAGTAGTCAATCGGTCTCCAGCCTCAGAGATGGAGTCTTTAATGATTTTTGCTTCTATTTTCATTGGGTTCCTTTGTTGGGTGTTTTAGTGGGCATATTCATCTCCAAAAGCAAAAGCGATCAGCAGAAGTCCCGGTGGAATAGGCTGAAGTTGCCTCGGGTCTAGTGCTGATCGCGTTTACAAACTTCTATTTTCGGATTCCACTCCGAGCCAGAGAGAGGTGTCCGGCTCGGGGATTGTACATCAAACTGCCTTCTGTGCCTGCATTGTGGAAAGCCCTTCAGCAATGGCTTCCGGCGTAGGCTGGTCACCAATTTCAATCTGCTCACCGAATGAAGGGCCGAACGAGATGCTACTCTTGATCGGCAAGGTCATGTTGGCATAATTGCCGACCATGCAGGTATGAGCTACAACCATGAACGGAACCAGGTCAGAGAGTGCCACAGAGAAGACACACTCATCGTGAATAGGTGCAATGACTTCGCAGTCAAAGGTCTGCTCAAGTCTGGCCTTCCACATACGGCCCTCTGCCAACTTGGTCATCTCAGACGCAGAACCTTGGATTCGGAATGACAAGGCTTGGCGTTGTGGCCCTTCCTCGTCCCCACTGGAGGCTTGGTCGATCATCTTGGCTAAGTGGCGAACTGCGCCCATCATCGTCTTGACCTTGCCATCTTCGTAGATGGCTGCCATTTCTTTTTCTGCCCACTCTTCAGCTACAGGGAAAGCCTCTGCTTTAGCTGCCAACATGTCTGCTGCATCTGCTTTAGATACCATTAACATACGGCTTAACTTACCTGGCTTAATGCGATACTGGCTGCCGAAGTTTACAGCTTTACCTAGTGACCGGCACTTCTTAACCGGCTCGTAGAGAGTATCAGACTTATCATCCTTGGCAGTTACAAACTGCTCGTATGTAATTGGCTCATACTTCTGGTTATAAATTCCAAGACCTGTAATTGAGTGCATATCTTTAGGGTTGTCTCCTATAAACACGTCACACAGCACCGGGTCTTTAGACCACTCGGCAAGTAGCAGAATCTCTTGTGAAGAGAAGTCCATCGACACAATCACAGCTTTTCGCTTATGTGGTACGATTACTTCCCGGAACCTAGCTGCCTGACCTTCAATCTTAGCGTGCTTTGGTAACTGTTGAAGATTAGGTGCAGCACTGCTGGCTCGCCTTGTGTTTGTACCACACTGATTATGTGTAGAGTGTATTCTACCTGTCTTCCAATGGACAAGTTTTGGGTATGTCTCATAGTACAGCCCTTGTCTGGTCTGTACCATCTTGATTAGTTTCAAGGCTTCAAGGGTTTCCTTTTGATCTTGTGAGGCGTCAAGCATGGCATAGGCAATTGCCGTGGTGTCTGTGGACGGATTCGGTAGCCGGGCACCGCCCCCAGGTTGAGGCATCGCCTGGTACTGCGCCCATAGCAGAGGAACGTCCATCGCATTGCGAATCGACTCATTCGACTTGGTTCCCTGTGTATTGTTGAACATACGTAGGGGCAAGCCCATCACTTCGTAGAGCAGCCGTGTGATCTGCTTGGGGCTACCTGCGTTGAACTCTGGCGCAGCGATGAAGCGGCGGCCGACGTAAGCAGTCACGCCTGCGGCGTCGTTAGCCAAGACCATTTCGGCAAGCAGCTTGTCTTCGAGCATGGCCGCCAGTTTGGCCGGTGTTCGCACCGCAGTCTTGAGTTCTTGACCACAGATCAGGGCCGCTTGCTTGATGGCCGCTGCATCCAAGGTTTCATACTTAGGTGCAACGGTGCCGTCCCACCCGTTTGCAATCAGGTACTTGTGCAGCACTGCTTCGGCGGTTGTCTTCGTCTTCTCGTCTTCAGACGCCAACTCATGCAACTTAGCCAGATCAACTTTTACACCATGAACGTAGCTCTGGGCATGTAGGTAGGAGGCGTCGATTTCAACGTCCAAGTACACCTTCCAGTGGTGCTCAAGTTGCATGTGCAACTTGAAGAAGTTGTGCAGCGAAGCAGTAACGATGGTGTCGTCACAGGCGTAAGACTTGACGTGTGCAGCCGAGAGTTCCCGCATCTTGTACTGGCGGCGCTCAAGGGTCTCGAACACTGCCGGCTCGACTTCGATTGTGGCCCCTTCGACCAAAACCGGGGCGTCGGGCCTTGGAGTCTCACAGTCCGGTGAGAGCATATCTCGCTCCCATGCAACCATTGCCACGGCATACTTCTGGGACTCTATCTCTACGTCAACTGCTGTGACCTCACGGATTACAGCTTCCTTGACACACTTGTCGATGGTGCTCAACAACTGACCACCCTGCAAAGTGCCAGCAGGGCCTTCCAGGGTTGTCACTGTGTTGTACTCAACTTGGTCGTAGCCGAAGTACATTTTGGCCAACTTCTTCAAGCCCAAGGGCTCGTTCTCATTGACGTAGGAGGCTTCCAGTTTAGTGTCCAGCCAGTCAGGTAGGTAGCCCTCATAGCCGTTGTTCTTGAAGTGCTCGCCCCAAGCGTTGTAGAGTACAGGCCCCTCGAACGCTACGTTCTGGATGACCAATTGCTTGCCAAGGTTCATGGCGAAGTCAGCCACGTCGTCAAGAGGTACGCAGTCGGTGTCAACATGATCGACTGGAATGTAAACGGTGTATTGCAGGTTATCCCCAAAGGTGAGGGACATACCGGACAACTCGGAGCCGATAACGTCAACGATACCGCCATTGGCTTCGACCCACGCATCGGATTCGTCAGGCGTGGAAGTCTCAATGTCCAGTGCCACGAAGTCGGACTGGGCAATCAGAGGCTTGGCCCACGACTTGAAGGACTCCCACTTGCTGCCGGACACAAGGTATGACTTGCCTGCCCACTTGGCCAACCTCTCATCGTCCACCGTCCCACGAATCAGGCCGGGCGACCATTGCAGGGGGTTTTGCAGGGTGTTGACCCACTCTGCGTGAATCTTGGCCAACTTCCATGACTGGAGGAATTCTGCGGAGTTGTCAAAAATTTTCTTGACAGCCTTGTTGTCGCACTCGCTATGCAATTCGTCCAAGGTGCCTGTCTCTGCCATCCGGGCAAGTTCTTCCAGGCCGGCGTCCTGGTAGGTACGGTAGAACTCGCCAAAGGCGGCCGGGCCGAAGCCGGGCACACCCTTGATGTTGTCAGACGAATCACCCACAAGGGCTTTGTACACGCCAATCCAGCGGTTCTCGAAAGGCCCAAAAGGATTCTCGTCCAGGTCCCGGTCACCAATGCTTGTATGCACCGTTGCACCGTAGGTATTGACCCCTGCGAGTACAGACAAGTCACCATCGCCTGATCGAATCACGAGGTCTTCTTCGGTGTGCTGTGCCAGCCAGCCAAGAATGTCGTCACCCTCAACGTAGTCTTGAGTCAGGGCCAAAGCACCCAACTTGCCAAAGACTTCTTGCAGTTGGTTCTTGAGGTTGTTGAACTCGACATAGGCTTCGTTAGGGCGGCGGCCCCGTTGCGCCTTGTACTCTTTGTCGATCATGCCGCGCATGACCTTGCTGGACTGACCCTCGAACACAAGGATTGCATCCTTGGGGGTCAGGTTGAATTTCTTGAGAGAGGCAACAATGTAGTTGACCACGTTCTCATACCCGTAGGCTTGGGTGTTTACCCAGTACGGTTTACCATCTTCACCGATTACCTCTTGGCCTTCCTTGTCTTTTCCGACAGAGAGGCAAGTCCACATAACAGATGACATGTCAAACGCTATCTTCATAGTAGATTCCTTTACTTAGTTAAAATATAGAACAACCAAATCCAGAACGCAATTACAAATACCCGAGCCATAGGCCCTCCAAAAGAAGCGACCCGCTGATTAGGCGGGTCGGTTAGTGCGGGCGAGGATTCTACCTCAAAGTTGTGAAGACAAGGCTTCGCAGGTAAACCAGGTCTTTGTCATTGACAAGTACCTTGTCTTGTGGGTAGCGCAGAACCGGCTTCTCTGAGACATGGGAAGCATTTTCAGCCTTGACTGTGGTGCTTCGCCCTTCGATGTGCCAGATTTCACCACCCCGCTGCCGGATGAATGTAGCCTCGTTCTCAAAGCGCACGTCGGTAACGACGGTGTACTTCTTGAAGTCAATGTTTGCGGCTGCCAAGTTCATCCAGAAGTCCGGGTCAAGGTTTCTTGCCCACTCCGTGCCCAAGGTTTGGGCTGCCTTGCGGAACGAGTAGGAACGTCCGGGGAGCAGTTCTTCCTTGAGCAGCCTGTCTGCTGGTTCATGGATACCTACGGCAGCCAAGGCTTCTTTCAGCGGGCCGGCAAAGGCGTATCGGCGGTAGTTGAGCAAGGCAAGGAAGCTACCGACGGTATCCTTGCCTACGCCTGCGGGGCCTGTAAGGCCGATCAGTAGTGGACTCATTTAATCGACCTTCCCTTCCAGAAGATTTCTAATCTTTGGTTCTGGTTTCCAATAATTAGGTCCTTTATGGAGTTTCCCGTACTGGTCTTTAATAGGCTTTCCGTCTGCGCCCATCTTACTGAAGTTAGACTGCATGATGATGCTAATCACTTGCTGCATGGGCAGTCCATACTTGGCACCTTCTGAAGCACAGTAGACCATAATGTCTCCAAGCCAATCAGCAAGGTTCGTCAAGGTTTCTATATTTGGCGGATTCTCAGTGTTGTAGGCATCAATAATGTCGAAGCCCTCATTGAGTTCATCCCGCAGAATCTTTGTGAAGTTAAGTAGCTTCAGTGGGAAGTTGTCGGGCATCGTTGGGGCTTCCGGTGCAGGGAAGCCATACATTTCGTTGAACTTCTTTACGTCGTTAAACATTTTGCATTTTCTCCAGTGTGTATTTCAGGTCTGGGTCAAGGTTCTCTTGCTTGAGCAGCCATTCCCTGTAGTCCTTCGGCACTTCGAGCAGTCGCATGCCCTTGTGCTTGCCAAAGGGCATGAGGTGCAGCATTTTCGGGGCGCTGGAACGCTTGAACAGGGTCTCAAGGCCTACGCCTGTCATGGGCAGAATATGCTTGAGCAGGTCGTGAACCGTCAGAATATCGCCAAGGGCCGAGTGGGACTTGCGGTCAGGCAGGTTCAACTCTTTTTGCAGGGTTGCCAGTTTGTGATTGCTTGTGCCTTTGACGTACTTTCTCGCTAGGGCTAGAGAGCACAGTGTGGCTTCTGGTGTGTAAGCACTAGAAATCATACGGGTATCGAAGCTACAGTTGTGGGCCACCATCCACCCGTTTTCAGGTAGTAGCTTGGCTACTTCAACCAAGGTAGGTTTGCCTGCACACATATCATCTGAGATTCCGTGTACGGCAAAAGCGCCAGCTTCTATAGGGCGCTCAGGGTTTACAAGGGTTTCATGCTGGTCGATGATGTTTAGTTCATCGTCCATCGTTACCCATGCAATCTCGCAAACGCCTCCAGATAGGGAAGCGGTTTCAGTATCGAGAATTAAGTAGTTGTTCATGTGCATTAAAAAGCCCAGATTACTCTGGGCTTTTCATAAGCTAGTCGGGTTACTGGGCTACTTCAAACACTACAACCGTGTAAGCGTTGGAACCTGCCTGCGCTATCTCGGTGCGGGCACGAACTTTAGTCACTTGCTCAGGTGTGGCCTTGCCCAGGCGCAATGCGTTCAGAGCAAGCAATTGGTAGCGGCTGAACTTACCCTTTGACTTGGGGGACAAGTCGAACTGAACAAGGTCGTCTACCAGTTGTGGGCCTTTAACACAAGAGATTACACTACCTACAACTACTGCTCGTTCCTTGACTGCGGCCTTCTCGTAACCCATGTTGCGGAGTTCTTCAAGGTGGTCCTTGACCAGAGTTCCGTCCGAACATACAATACCATCATCACTGTACCTTACTGTGGTCTTTTCAGCTTTGTCATCACCAGCCTGCACCACAAAGCTGTCTTGCCAAGACAGCAACTCAAACACGATTTCATCACCGACAGACTTCTTGGTTTCACGTTCCAAGAAGTTACCGTTGGATGCAACGATAGAGGTAAGGCTATCATAACTGACGTGGACAGCATCTTTCAATGCAGTAATAGGATTTGCGATGCCGTTGAATCCGGCTACTGCGCGGCTGCCTTGGGTGGCGACGGCAGTGGACTTGGCTGCTGGAGCAGAGGGTGCGGAGGTGGTCTTTGGAGTTTCGGTTTGAGCTTGGTTCATAGTTTCAGCTTCGGTTTCAAATGCTGGAGAAGTGGAGTTTGCTTTTACGAGGGCCATGATTTAAGGTTCCTTTTGCTTTAGCCGTTCTTTCCGGCCTGTCAACCTGCGAAGAACCGCAGGATTTTGAGAATTATACTGCCATTTCTGGCAGTGTGTGAATTTTATTTTTAGGCAGAATTTTCATCCTGCCTTTGAGTGGTACTAACTATACATGAGTATTACTCCACAGTAATTATACTTATCTCTCTGCATAGATTGTGCAGCCCATATCGAGCAAGGCTTCGTAGTCCAGCTTGACTGTACTACTTGGCAAGTGTTTAGTCCCACCACCTATGTCGAGAAATTGGCCGCAGTCTCGCAGAGCAAGTGCCAATGAGTCTTCGCCGTTGAATAGGGGTCGTACACCCAAGCCCTTGCAGTAGGCCCGGTACTTGTTGTACGCCGGCCGCACTGCAACTTCCAAGGCCTTCTTGCCCCCAAAGTCCTTGAATTGGTACTCATACCCCATGTTGATTCGGCTTGGCGACTCGGAGGATATGAGAGACATATCGCCCAGGTGTTGCAGCACTCGAATGTACTCTGGCACTGTGTTTTGAACAAGGTCTCCCATTCGGTTGTAGCAAGCGTTTCGCATTTCTGCGAGTTCTGCGTCAAACTTGTTCCCGAAGTGAACACCCAACACCCACCCGAATACACCTAGTCCGAACTCAGCCACTGAGTAGTTGTACACAATCCGTTCGCGTCCGTGAGACTTGCGCCGAATCTCTGCCTGCGATAGTGTTTCCATGTCACCAGGCTGCAAGCAGTATTTCTTCCGCGCTGCGGCGTAGATGGCATCGAACTTGGCCATGAACGTGTCTTTCTGAAGTTTGGACAGCATCGTCTGCAATATGTAAGCCCCGATGTGGCTCAACACCTCTTGGTTATGCTGAAACTTCTGAAAGTGGCTGAACTGCTGTGAACCTTTCAGGCCGGGCAGACGCCGGAAAGTGGCCAAGATCACACGCTCAAGCAAGGCTGTTTCCGACTCAATTGCTTCGGCCACGAACAGAACCGGTGAGGTCAAGGTCTGCTCTGACACGTTGGCAAAGCCGTCTGCGCCTCGCTTACCCCCACCGCGCATGACTGGGCGGCAGTTGTAGGCATCCCGCAGCATCAACTTCATGGCATGATGCTTGTCATAGCTCATGTCATTGGGCTTGTACTCGTCCACGAACAGCGGGATGCTGGCTGACGCCATCATGTAGGCCTGGATGGCGAACACGGTGGACGTGGGGCTGATCTGCACAGGGTCGGCATGGTAGTAGTGCAGGCGTAGCAGAGACAGGTTCGTCTCTGACTTGCCCGAACCCGCTTGGCCCACAACGTGCAGCAATGGAAACTTGCCGTAGCAAGCCTGAAACACGCTGCGGTAGAAGCAGGCCACTTGCCACCCAAGCAACTTGGACAGCACCTCTGGCGGCTGCGACCTAAACAGGTTCCACAAAGCGTCTTCTGCTTTTTCCCGGTTTCCTTCGATGGCTAGGAAGTCATCAAAGGGCGGGCATCGGCTCAAGTCGCTGTGGAACTTTCCGGTCGGGTCTGGGTAGCCATTGAACTTCAACGGATAGGTGCCGGTAACCAGGGTGCTTGGGCGCACGCCTCGCTCGTCTGCATAGACCAAAAACCCCTTGCGAAGTTCGTCTTCATCCGAGCGGGTGGCCTTGAACCATGTCAGCCCTTCCTTGTCAACGAGTAGCGTATTGCTCCCGCTTCGTTTTGATTCCTCTGCAAGCATTTCATACAACTTTCTGGCAACAATGTCTGTTCCCGTAAATGCAACACCTGTTCTGGCCACGGCACGTTGCACTGCTGACGAACTCTGAAAATCCTCTGGAGCCATCGACATGTCCTGCCCATGCAGTCGAGCAGTCACGGCAACAATAGCACCTGAAGACGAGTCGATCAAGGTTGATACGTCTTTGAATGTGCCCTTGAGCACTACGTTTTCAATGCCTTCCTCGTTCTTCGTGTAGTAGCCTACCGGACTTGTGTAGATGCCGCTGGAGCCGCCGTAATCCTCGGACTCTGCCGAGGACCCATTCTCAAGGTCTCCGGCCTGTGGTGAATCTGGCGCAAGCAGTTTGGCGTAGGCGGCGCCGTTGTACTCGTAGGCGAAGTTGTCTTCGACATAGAGCAGCATGTTGCGCAGTTCACGCTCACGCTTGGACGGGGTGCCATAGCGGCCGCTGCCTTGGTGATTGGCTATCAACCCTTGGGCACGGTTGATAAATTCTTCCTCGTTCCACCCGGCTTCCCGAGCGTAGAGAGCAAGCTGAATGGCCACCAAGTTGAAGCCTGCTTCGGATTCGCCGTTGAGCAACTTGAGCACTTCAGGCATGTCACGCTGCAACTGCACCGGAGTGACAACCCTTGGCTTGCGCCGCTTCTTGGTTGTGCCGGCCTTTTGCACTGCTTCGTCAAACAGCAGGCCGAACTGGAAGCGAAACTCTGGCCGGGCAGGCGGCAAGTGCCTTGGCATCTTGCACAGAATCTGGTACTTCTCCTCATCCAAGGTTTCCAGTTCTTCCAGCAAAATCGGAACGCGGTAGTTACCATTCTCACGGACGTTGTAGCAAGTGCGCAGCATCCTGCCCTTGCGCCCAGTGTAGACCCGCAAGTCTGTGCTTGGCGTGGACAACTTGTACGCGATTTCCTTGTAGGCATCGAAAAGGCGGTGCATGAGCAAGGTCTTCTGCGAGAAGACTGCTTCTGGCACGATGATGTGCAGACCCTTCTTGCCACTCAGGTAAATCTCAACGTCAGAAGCCTGAACGCCATAGCCTTGCAGGCGCTGGATGGTTGTCCGGGCGTCGGCAATGCTGTCTTCAATGTCTTCGGCGTCAAGGTCGAAGTAGAGTGGGCCGCTGTACTTGGCTGCGTCGAGTTCTTCCCTTGTGGGCTTTTCAGGGAGTAGCGTATCGACTGCCAGAATGGTCGTGAACGTCGGGCGTATGGCATCCATCGGGTGGTCGGCCTGAATCGGCTGCCACACCTCTGTGCCACCTACCTTCTGGTAGTAGCGGTAGAGTTTTGCCATGCTCAGACTCCCGGAAATACGGTGTCGAAGACGGCCTGTTCCAGAATGTAGGGCACACCGTCAACGCGGTGCTTGTGAATGTTGTGGGAACTTCGATACCCAAGTGGCAACTTCATGCCGAAGCGGCCCCTGTAGGGCACGTAGGATACGCCGCTGAAGAACGTGTGCCACAGGAAAATCCCGTCGTGAACTTCTACCGGGGTGTGCCCGACCTTGATAGTCTTGCCGTCTGTGCGCTGCCAGATAGTGTGCAGGCCGTCTTGCAGTGAAGCCCCAACGTCAGTGCAAGTGAGCACGTCAAGTGTTTCGGGTTCGTCGTAGAAAAGGTTGAAGATGACAAGCCGCTTGTCTTGGTAAGCTGCGAAGCGGTGGACGCTGCGGCAGGCTTGCCAACGGTCTGTGGTGAGGGGGTCAAGTCGTTGGGAAAGTGTGTCAGCGTATTGCTGTTCGAGGGCTAAGTTGTCTTGCATAGTGGTCTTCATAAAAACGAAGCGCGAATTCTACTCTCGCTTCTGTCAATTTCATGTGCCTTTCAGCCATGATCGTATGCTGTCTCGTGTATTTTCGACACGAGCAACAAGGTCGTCGTTCGACATGAGCATGTTGAGAAGCCGAACCTGGATGGTGTTTTGGGCTACTGCTACCTTGATTCGTGGCTTCCTTGTCTGCCCCATACGGACGACGCGGCCAATGGCCTGCCGTGCCAGAAGGGGTGTGGTGGGGGTTTCTACAAAGAGCATTTCGCTACAGACACTCTGGGCGTTCAGGCCTACGCCGGCCGATTGTGGTTGGGCCACAAGCACCCGGACTGTGGGGTCTTCCATGAACAACTCGAAGGACTTGTTGCTATTGGCCTCGCTGTAGGCCGCCACGGCCTTGTAGTCGTTGTCAAGCAGGTACTGGAGCACTTTGCCTGTCGTCAACTTGTAGTAGGTCCAGATGATGATCTTGGAGTTGTTGACGTTGTTCACATCAATTTCTTCAAGGGTCTGGTCGATAATGTCGTAGATGGCACTGCGGTGGCACTCGCCGCTGAAGTGGTCCCAATTGCACACGATTTGCTGTGCAGCGTGGAATAGGCGGGTGCTTGTCGTGGCGTCAATCTTGGTTCCATCACCGAGCAGCAGCAACTGTTCTTCGAGCAGCCTCTCGTACAACTTGGCATGTGCAGGGTCAAGTTCGTAGGAGCAGTCCGGGAACTGCGGGTCAAGGTCAAGGCCAAAGAGGTCTTCCTTGGTGAACTTGACCGTTTGCAGGGCTAGGCTTTCGGCCACTCCCTTGAGATTCTGCCAACGTGTGACCTTGCCAAAGAAGTCCCTCTCGGCAACGTGTATCGTCTCGAAGTGCCCAAGGCTGCGGTAGATTTTCGGTGTCTTCTGCTTGATGTAGGCGTAAGCATCTACAGGCTTGCTTGTAGGTGTTCCTGTGAGAAATTGCAGGTTGTGGCCCAAGGATAGTTTGGCTACATTTCGGTAGAGTACAGAAGCTGTGCTCTTAAGTGCATGCGCTTCATCTACAATTACCTCTAGGTTTGCCTGTGCAAGTTCCTTGTAGATTCGCTCAAAGTCCATACGGAAGATAGCGTGGCTCATTACGACGAATCGAACCTTGAGCTTTAACTTTTTCCGTGTTGCCGGGGTGCCCCGGTAGTCAACTACGTCGGGTGTGAATCGACGTAGCCAACGGCACCACTGTGTGATGATGATGGGCGGCACAATCACCAGGGTTGTGCCGTGGCTGTTCATCAAGGACACAGCAGTGGACATAACGGTTTTACCCGTCCCAACTTCGCTGAAGTTTGCGCTGCGTTGGTAAGTGGCAAGTTCTTCAATCGCCTGAACTTGCTTGTCTGCCAACTTAAACCCCGCCTTCTCGGAGAAGGCGAGGGTTGAGTCCAGATCAGCGAACTGGTTGTAAGTTGATCTTGACATTCTTGGCTTTGCAGTAGGCAAGGAATTCGTCTTGAGACAAGAGGCAGGACAGTTCACCCAGGGTGCCGCCCTCTGCGGGTTGGAGTAGCAACTTGCGTATCTGCAAGTTGTACATCACTGCTTGACCATGACCATCCCATGTGCCCAACTTGTCCTTGAACTTGAGCCAAGTCAGGTTGAACGCCGGGCGGGATTCCTCCACGTTCTTGATGAGAGTACCCAGGCCGCATTGCCGGCCGTCTTCGGGGTGCGCTATGGTGTAGGTGGTGGGGTGCTTTGGACTCCAGTACCACTTGTATAGGTGTTCAAGTTGCTTCATAGGCTTCTTTCATTAACAGAGGTAAAGTTTTCTGCTGGTAAAGCATCCATGCCTAGACAGTCTGCCTGCCATATGACTCTGTGCTTTTCACCTTTTGAACCTAAGAGAAACACAGTAATACTTGTTCCGCTATCGTGGGTTCTAACTACAACACGATGCTTTTCAATACCTCGTGCATAGTCATAGCTTACTATTTTCTGAACTGTTGTAGGGTTAAATATTGGTTTCATAGGATTCTTCCTTAAGTTTAGTAGTTGCATCGGGTTCGATTCTCTGTAGCCATGCGGCAGGGAACCCGGCCCACCCTGTCGTCTGGTAAGTTCCGGCGTCAGTAAGTTGCTTGATTCCTGGCCCTTCGCAGAGCCAGATAACGCCGAACCTTGAGTGCTCGCCCTCTCGGGACTTGACCGTCACAGTTAGCCCAAGGTTTGGGCTTTTGTTCTGGCCAAGTCCGTTGACGACGATGCACTTGTCTCCTGCTTGAATAGGTCGTTTCATGTCCGACCCTTAATGCTCTCAAGCCAAGCTAGAAACTCTGACTTCCTGTACCAGACCCTGCCGGGCGAGTTAATGTGCTTGAGGGTGGGCTTTGGGCCGCCCCAGTGAACCAATCTTGCCCGTAGCGTTGCAGTTGAGAACCCTGAAAGTTCTACCATTTCAGGGAAACTTATGCAGGGTTCATGGTGCTTACGCTTTGGGTCTGGCCAGGATTCTAGTTTCATACGCCCTCTGATTTGAGTTGTTGTAGTTCTTCCTTGAGTGCTTCAAGTTCTTCTCGCAATTGCTCGTTTTCCTCTTCGTTTGCCTTTGCCCGTCTGTACTCACAATTTACACAACGACTGCGTGGGCTGAGTATCGAAGGTCTTAGGCACTGATAGCAGTCTTCCATAATTACATATCCAAAGTAGAACGCCACCCTATGAAGCGAGGGAAGCGTGGTTTCTCTTTAACACCATAGGCCATAGACCTATACTTCAAGATTTTACCTTCGTTCTTGGACAAGAACAGTTCTCGTCGCTCATCGTGGGTCAAGGCTCCGGGTGAGCAGTTAAATTCTACACCAGATTTTAGGTCTTTAACAATGAAACCACCTACCATGCCCTTACCGACAAGGTTCTCTTGGTGGGTTGAGCGTTCGGTCTGCCCAAGTTCATTGGTGAAGGCTTCGTTCTGGTTCTCCATAGCTTCGTAAGTGGACAGCACGATAGCCTCGGAGTCTGTGAACGGCTTGAGCTTGAGCATGTCTTGGCTTTTCGCTGTTGACCTGCCGTACTTGTAGATGGACTGCGGATTGCGCAGGATAGCCCCTTCGTAGCCTCGGTCAAGGAAGTGGGCATACAGGTTGTCAAGGTGGGCTTGGTCGTTCACCGTGGTCTGCTCCAGAACCCGGATGAAGGGTGGCAGGGGTCGGTTTCGCAAGTCGTCAAGTCGGCGGGATAGGGGTGCCACCGGGTTGTGCAGGTCGTCAAAGACGTAGAACTTGAAGTCGAACGTGCCCTCGATGGACATGACGGCACTGTTGGTGCGGCGGTAAACGTCTGGTGCGTTCTCGGGGCCGACAATGACTTCGCCATCGAGGTTTTGGTAGGGGGCCAACTTCTCTCGCAGGTAGAGGTTGGGCACAGGCTTCAGGGAGCGAGTCAGTGCCCCTCCGAACTTGGTGACGACACGGATGCCGTCCAACTTGACACTGGCGAGTTTGGGGAAAGAAACGGGGCCTTCTGGCTCGGTTGCGAGATTGGGCTTGAACATAGGGTTCCTTAAAGATTACTGAGGTTCAATAGGTGCAAAAACTACGCGGCCATCTCTGTAGTAGAGATAGGGGCCAATTCGACTTGGGCAGGCCAAGGATTCATTACAGCGTGGGCGGCCATCGTAGGGCTTTAACTCAAGTCCCTGATAGTCCGTCGCCGGGGGTTGATACTTCATTGGAAGCCTCTTTGGTAGAAATGTCGATGATGATTGCGTGCTCCTTAGTTATAGGAGCAAAGCGCATGTGCCCTATACAGGTGTTCATGTACATGATGTTCCATCGGACGCCGTGTTGCAGGTTTTGCTCAATCACTTGCTGGAGCACTTGGATGCTCACGTCTGGGGTAGGTATTGTGATCGTCTTTCGATCAACGTCAAGTAGTAATTGCATGGTTCAGGTAAAAGAAAACCGGGCCTAAGCCCGGTTGATTGTGGACGCCTGTTCAGCTTAGACGCGCCACACGCCCACAGCGTCCTTGCCGTCAACTTGCGTCACACGGATAGAGAACTTGGGAGCGTCTGCGCCCATCTTGCGGCGATAGTTGCCAGCAGCAGCAGTCAGGCGGCCAACGGCTTTGGACACAACCAGAACGTCATTTTCGATGAAGCACTGGCCGGGTTGGGTCAGCGAATCGAACGGGTACTTGGCAGTGCGAGCAGAACCGCGCTTGGGCAGGGGGAGGTCATTGTGCAGAGTAATGGACATGGTGTCTTCTTTCGTGGTGGTTAAAAACAGGTTTGAGCGTATGCTCAAGTTGGGGATTTTATCACAACTCCCTGAGTTGGGTGGTGTGAGTAGAAAATAAATTTTGAATTATCTATGCTTGCCACGTACTCAAGGGTGTTTGGGCGCTGGCAGGCTTTCAGATAAGGGTCTCGTCGATAGGGTGCTTGAATGATGACATGCTTGGCCTCGGGTGGTATGAGTTGAAGCAGAGCAGACAAGTGCTCAAACTCATACGGGTAGGGACCAAAAATTTCAACTTTCATCGGTGACTCTTCAACTCTTCGATTTCATCTTCAGTTTCAAGTTTATCCTGAAACAGTTGCTCGCCCTCGGAAACGAGGTCGTCCAGGACTTCTTCTGACAGAATGGTGATGATGTTATCAGAATCTGTCGTCATTACTGAGAGCAGTTTTACTTCAATGCTCCAGCCGTCTTCGTCGGAGTCAAGGATTGCCCGGTAGTTGGCCGTCACTCGCAAGTGACAGTCACCTATGTAGGTTTCAGCAGAGAAGTCCTCGGAATTGTAGATGGGTGGTTTTGTCATTTCATCGTCCTTTGTCAGGTGGTGGGCAATCGGGTGGTGGTATAACGACGCACCAGACAGCAGCAGGTCGGCCGCCGTTGCCGTCTGCGGCAACCCATCGGTCAACGTAGGCGTCAGGCAGGCGTCTGAGCCTTGCTGTAATGTCCTGGGGCTTGAGCTTGGTAACCTTGGCCAGTTCAGCCGTTGTCATCCCGTCCTCGGCCTTTCGCAGCAAGGCCCGTAACTTTGATTCAACGATCTTGCTCTTGGCCGGGACAGCCTCTGTCTGCAAGGGCATCCGGTTGAGCAGGTCTCGCATCTCCATAAACCAAGAGCCTATGTCTTGGGAATTATCTTCCATTCGCCCTCTCCTTATATGTAGTGTACCTATAGGCCGATGCTTGTGCTTCAATCCGCACCCATACAGCCTCTTTTTCTTCATCTGTCATCTGTATCCACTCATACACCTCCTTAACTGTTCTTCCACAACCAGAACAAATATCTCTATAAAGAGTATCACAAATTGCAATACATGGTGAGTGCGTCCTCATTTCATTCTTTGCCATGCTTGGGCTATGGCCCCCTTCTGTAAGGTTGGTGCTATTTTCAGGCATAGTTCAAGTCCTTCAAGGATTTTCGGTATCGACTCAAGTTGGAAACTGTTTCGCAGCACTTGGGCAAGGCAGACATTCAGGCACTCTTTCAGCCCTTGTGAGGAACGCTTGGCCCCTCTACAAGCCTCATGCACAAGTTGCATGGTGCCTGCGAGGCCGACCAGAAACTCTGCGCAGGCTTCGCCCTCTTGCAGCAGCAGAATGGCAATCTTCTGGTCAACGATTGCCCTTTCGAGTGGCGTTGGCGGGTGAATAATCACACGCCGTCCTCAAAGTACGGCAGACCTTGCCAGTGCGTCCAGGGGCCTTCCTTGGAGTAGATGCCTGTTGTTGCCACGCCTGCCCTTTCGTCAATCAGCAGCAGCTTCACGTTTTGCGGCGTGTCTGGCCCCACCCGGAGCCAAGGTGTGGACTTGTTGACGGCCACCGTCCGACTGGCGTTGACGGTTGGGGTGGCGGGTATGCTTCGGGCTATGAAGTCCTTGGCCTCTTGTTCATGCCGGAGTCTTTCAGCCTGCTTTTGCCATGCAGCAGAATTTTCGATAGCCGAATCACGCTGACCTACAACAAGGTGTAACTCTTTCTGTAGGGTCTTTATTTCATCTTGCAGGGTTGCGTGACCGTAGGGTGAAACCTTTATGCCTCTAGCTCTCGTTCGCATGAAAGCAAGTTTGTCTTTGTCTGTCTGTTCTTTAATGTATTTCATTTGTATAGCCTTATAGGTACAGTAGCACGATATTGTGAGCCGTCAGTGCAAGTGACAATGCAGTAGCACTCTCCGGGCCACGCCTTAGCAACGTAGTGAGCACAAGTTCGACAGTCTGGCATTTACACTCCGTACATGTATTCAATATAGACAAACACACCCACTACAATCCATACAATTGCAGCAGCGTAGGACAAAAGATCGACTGTAGTATTTTTCATCACGTTCCCCTCTGGGCAGGTTCGCCCTTGGTTGCAGTTTTGGTTGCAGCAGGTCATTTCTTCGCTCCTACTGGCCACCCTTGTTTCTTCATAATTTCTTTGGTCAGTTTCATTTAGTTTCTCCTTGGTTAAAAATTACTTAGCTTCTCCGACACTGCCTCGACAGGCAAGTACCGCAAGTTTAGTTGGGTCTGCACCCTTGTTCACAGCATCGTAGATTAGGTACTGTGTCACAGTCCGTATTGTAGCAAAAGTTAGAGTCAGCGTAATGACTACGCCTGCGATTAGAGTTTGTGTTTTGAAGTTCATTTTAAGTTCTTTCCGGTTTCGGCGGCGGCGAGGACGATTGCACGGCGGGTTACTGTGATACGGTCTTCGCCTGGTTTGTACCACTCGACGTAAATGGGGTCATCATCTGTTTCACGCCAGATTTCAATCATACCGAATGGTTGTTCTCCATTAAAACCCTCACATGGAGCAAAATCTTTTACCCAAAACCGTAGAAGCACCGCCAGTCGCAATGCGTCACCATCGTCATTGAGAGGACTCCACAAAAGTTCATTTGGTAGCCATGCAGCGTAGGTATCGCCCATCAGCGCCCATGTAATCTCAATCCCCGCAGCTTTAGCGGCCATCTCAAGTAGTTCACGGTCGGTCATAATTGAATCCTTACAATTTTCAGTTCCCCACCATTAGGCAGGTATTTCTTGGCTTCTTCAATCAGCCTCTCCCTTGTCTCTGCCAATGGGTAGGGAGTGCGGAACAGGTCTCTTGGCACCCCTACAGGGTCAATGACCGAAATTAAGCACCAAAACCCTGCGCTATTCGATCGGTAGAACCCAAGGTACCCGCTCGCCTTGGCCTCCGGGATTAGTGTCGTCTTTGCGGGTTCGGCTGTGTCTTCTGTTACGTCGATAGTGTTGGTCATATATCCACAACCGCCTGACCCATGATGGCCGAAAATATAGACGAAATCCAAACATAGGTGGCCCTTGTACCTACACCCCAACTTTGTATGTCCCAATTCCAGAAGATGAACCCGAAAACTAGGTATGTCACAGGGAATGGTAGAATAAGTAGGGCTACGAGTTTAAGTAACTTGGTCATTTGGTTTCCCTCAATGTTTGAATCTTATCCGCCCAATCTTGAGCAGTGTCATCAGGTGAATAGCAGTTCAGGGCTTCTGTTAAAGCATCGACCCTAAACTGCAACATTTGCTTTGCTGTGTAGTATGGAATATAACTAATACTAGAATCGGCAGCTGTTTCTATAAAGTAGAGGGGTGTTGGTAATTGTGTCATTTTAATATCACCCTCTTCAAGGGTGGGTGCAGAGCGCACGTTGAGGTTAAAGGTGTAGCCATCCACGCCATCGGGAGCAATGTTGCAGGGTGCTGGCTCGGCCTTTGGCTGTGGGCAAGTGTAAAGCGGCTCACCGTCCCCATCCTCTGAGTATGTGTATTCAAGGTCGTCAGATTCCGGGCGTTTGCCTGTCCAAACACGCCATGCCACAGGCTCTGCTGCTTCCATCTCTGCGATTACAGAGTGAAGGTCGGTGATGGACTGATCTATCTCTGCCCAGGTTGGCTCGGTGTACTTGGATTTATACAAAGCCTCCAGCACAGTCTTTAATTTTTCAATCATTCTGGTTCTCCGCTTCGTTAAGCAGGTCTAAAAACTCTTTAGCCCTTGTTGCGGCTAGATGATCTTGCGACTTTAGAGCGCACTTGAGAACGTGAAACAGTTTATCCCTTTCATCTTCACTCTCCAATACGATTGTGATGGGTCGGAATACAGGTGGTGATTGCGTTGCTTTCATTTTCAGTTTCCTTTGTGAATGGTCAGCAGATCAAGGCACTTCTGAGCAGCGTACTTGAGGGTGTCGCCTAGTTCATACTTTATTTGCTGCTCGCTAACGACTTGTGTGACTGTCTTATCGCCAAGCCATACGGTAACTCCTGCGTATCTGGGGTGTTGAGGTGCAGTGTCAATCTTCTCCAAGCCACTTGCGTGTGTGCCAGGTGATTTAATCCAGCTCTTAGGCTCGTCTGCAATACGTGACCAGACGTGCCAGACGCCACCTATCTGCTTATACAGTCCTCCAGTTATTGGCTGACGATGAGTTGCTCCGTGGGCCTCCGGCTCCTGTTTGGGCTGCGGCTGTGGTGCGGTGATGTTTTCGCACAGCCATTCAAAGCAGCGCCGAAACTCTACCCAATCACTGCACATTCGCAGGGGGCCAGCTTCGCACTCAAAGTTGTAGTCCGCCTCAAGTTTGTCTGCGTAGACGCGGCCATTTTCGATGGCACCAGCAACATCCGGCTCCCCCGGCGTCAGCGCTTGCTCGATGGCGGTTCGGAGTTTTTCTGCCGCGCTGTATGTGGTAGCTTGGAAGTTGTCAGCGACTAACTTCATAATGTTGTCGATGTTCATTTCATTCTCCTTAAACTCTACGCACGGCAACAGCCGAAAGCTCGGTGAGTTCGTGGCCGTCGTCCTGGCGGCCGTGGCTGAAGTTGCAACCCCAGGCGGAAGAGGCGTTTCCCTCATATTCCTCGCAGGACCAGTGGTAAACGCCTTCTAGGTGCGGCTTGCAGTTTGCGAAGATCAAGGCTTGCTCCTGGCGGGTTGGCAGTGCACCACCGACTTCTTCGGCCCACTCCAGTGCAGCCTTCCAATTGACGCGCTCGCCGTGACGCTGGGGCAACAGAATCAAGTCGTGCATGTGATTGCCCTCGGCATCAAGGACTGCTCCAGCATAGTGTTCGCCAGGATGCAGCTTGATTGTGCGTTCTTTGATTTCGATGACGGTCGTCTGCGCTTGGAATTGCTCAATGAGCTTTTCAAGTTCGGCTTGTTTGGCTTTTATGGTTTCAATGTTCATTTCAGTCCTCGCAGATTTCAATTAGTTTCTTAGATTGGGCTTCTTTAGCAGCATCCCGCGTAGCCCACGCAGCGTACGCAGCATCCCCAGCAGCAGCATACGCAGCATACGCAGCATCCCCAGCAGCAGCATACGCAGCAGCCCTCGCAGCATACGCAGCATCCCCAGCAGCGGCCCACGCAGCAGCCCTCGCAGCGGCACTCGCAGCATCGTTCAATTCTTCTTCGCTCGCCAATCCATTTGCAAAGCGTTCCGCAACGTCAAGTGTGTCCCGGCTTCTCTGGTCGGCTATTAAGTGTTGCACTTGTCGAGCGCACCAGACTGCAAATAGCCGGATTTCTTTGTCCTTACCTTCCACTGCTCGTAGGCACCAGATAGCATCCTCAAGGCTATTCGATTCGAGAATTGTTTTGATGCCCAATGGCTCATCATCTGCCTCAGTTTTTCCGAGGTGTTTAATCAGCTTTTTCCATCCGTCGGCGCATGGCGCATGGGTGCGGATTTTGTTTAGGGTTGTGTACATGTTAGCCCTCGCAAATTTCGATTAGTTTCTTAGCTTGGGCTTCTTTGGCGGCAACTTGTGCAGCAGCCCATACGGCCCTCGCAGCCTTTGTAGTAGCCTCCGTAGCAGCATCCAACGCAGCGGCTCGTTCAGACCACGCAGCAGCATACGCTGCCTCCAACGCAGTACCCAGTGCAGCATATGCAGCGTTCATCGCAGCCGTCCTTGCAGCAGCCCAGGCAGTAACCTCGGCAACCTTATGCTTCCTAGAGGTGGCCCATGCAGCAGACCATGCAGCAGCCTGGGCCATAACACTTGAAGTTTCACTCGAAGCAGCCCACGCATCGCCTCTCGCAATCTTTAATTCTTCCTCACTCGCTAATCCATTTGCAAACCTCTCTGCAACGTCAAGTGCGTCCAGACTCCGCTTGTCTGTCATCAAGTGCTGCACTTGTCGAGCACACCAGACTGCATAGAGT